GTAAAGCCTCCAATACCCGAATTTGTGGGGGAGGATTATCCGGAAACCCCCATTTGATGAAATTTTTATCTTTAGAACAATATTTTAAATTATTTTGTTCGTTTGACCTAGTTGGTTCAAAGTGAATTTTCGGACCGAAAAATTCTTTAAGTTCACTAAGTCTTCTTTTTTTTTTAAGACCGAAAAAGCCTTGTAAATGTGGTGTATTAGTAGTAGGACACACTTCTTTACCGACAACACCTTTTAATGATATATATTTTAGATTTTCTACAAATTCATCGTAATTTTCACCGTAATTATTGTAGGTGAAAGACCAATAAAGGTGTTGATATGTTTGTTTTGGGTGCGATTTAGTATTACTATCGCACCCAAAACTCTTTTTCTCTATTTGCTCTATTTTCCCTAAAGTTGGTGAATTTGGTGGATTACTTTCTTTGGACATTATATATTTAGGAAATATATTAAATTATGGTTTTTAAACGCAGAATTTTAAGAAAACGTCCAGTTGGATTGCGTAAGGTCGGTCGTAAGCGACCTTACAGCAAAAAACCCGCCGTAGCGGTTCGGAATTATGTCCAGAGAGCTATATCTAGGAATACTGAAACCAAATTCCATAGCACGACTTATACTTATACTGCTTTTAATGGTGGGATTAATTCAACAGCTGATGTTATAGATATATTACCAAGCATTGTTTTAGGAACTGGTCAGTCCAGTCGAGTCGGGCATAAAATTCAGCCTGTAAGGTTGGAAATTACTGGCTATGTAGCTTATACTACAGATGCTTATAACGATGCCCGAATGCTTGGTGGTAGACTTTTCGTTTATCAGGATAAAACGGTAAGGTCTTATGCAAATAATACAATTGTAAATTACAATTTGCTAAATTTAGGTGGAACTTCTACGAATTTCACCGGCACAGCTATGAATTTTATCACACCACATAATAATGATTTGTTCAAATTTTTTATGGATAAAAAAATGGTTTTTATGAAACCTTTCGGAGTAACAAATAATGTAGGAGTTCCTTCTTCTACAGCTTCTATGACAAGTATGGATAAGTCGTTATTCCATCCCTTTAAGCTTGTTTTGACTAAAAAACATTTACCGGCTGTATTATCATATGATACAACGGACAATGCAAATTATCCAACTAATTTTGCACCAAAAATGTCATTAGGATATTGTGATTTGCTTAATTACAATCCTGATTCAGTTCCAGTTCAACTAGGGATGGAATTCTGTGCTACGCTTTATTACAAAGATGCTTAAGGCTCGCTTCGCTCGCCCCTCGCACTATAAAAAAAACATAAAGTTCTTTATCTAACATACCGGGCGTAGTGCCTAGCCATTACCCGACGGTATCGTTTAAAAAACCGTGTCAAACACTTTTTTTTAATTTATTTCAAAAACTGTTTTTGAAATAAATCGTGGGCAAACTTGCCCCACATCTATGTAGAAAACTGTTTTTGAAATTAATTAAAAAAACAGTTTTTTATACTTTTTTATACATACAATCGGGCGGCTTAAACGTAGCCACCCACCTAAAAAAAAACTAAAGTTCTTTTATATGCCAACGGTCTTTACTTAAATTTTCTGGTTTTTCTGGGGGGAAGTTAGCTAAAATAAAAATGTGCGGGGAATTGAAAACTTTCACACCAGTCTCATATTTTGTATTACAGATCATACCATCTTTAATACTTTCAAGCGAAGCATATGAGATTTTACCTTTGTGTGCACGTGGGATGTTAAAGAACACGGCTTTACACCTATTCATATCTTGGTTAAAAACCAGGTTTATGATATCAGAATGTTTTCCTCCTGAACAGAATAAAACTTTTTCTGTTACTACCATATATTTGATAAATGCACTTTTGCCTATGTTTCCAGTGCTTTCCCAAAACCAGTAAATTGTTCGATCGTCTGGTTCAGATCGGTAAATTTCTTGGATTTCTTCCTGCCAAGGACGTAAAGCCTCCAATACCCGAATTTGTGGGGGAGGATTATCCGGAAACCCCCATTTGATGAAATTTTTATCTTTAGAACAATATTTTAAATTATTTTGTTCGTTTGACCTAGTTGGTTCAAA